AAGATTTTATTATCGTGGATACTCACAAGAGTTTCCTGAGTGGGCAAGTATAAAAGCTACTTATCATGAGAATCCTCGTGTTTCAGAAACAGACATTCTAGAGGCAAAAAAGACAATGTCAGCAAATGAGTTTTCACAAGAATACATGGCAGACTTTAATGTTTATGAAGGTCAAATATGGTCATTTAACCATGAATCTCAAATTGCAGACTTAACTGATTTTGATACTTCAAAAATGGACGTCTTTGCTGGGCTTGATGTTGGTTACAAAGACCCTACTGCATTCTGTGTAATAGCGTACGACTGGGACGAGAAAAAATATTATGTCCTAGATGAGTATCTAGATTCAGAAAGAACTACAGAACAACACGCTATGCAAATAAGAAAGATGATTGAAAAATATAATATTGATTGGATTTACATAGATTCTGCAGCACAACAAACAAGATTTGACTTTGCCCAGAACTATGATATTACTACTGTTAATGCAAAGAAATCTGTATTAGACGGAATAGGACATGTAGCAGGAATTGTTGATAATGACGATTTGTATGTGAATCAAAATTGTAGAGAAGTATTAATGTGTCTTGACCAGTATCAATGGGACCCAAACCCTAATTTGATGAAAGAGAGACCAAAACATGATGGAGCATCGCATATGGCTGATGCATTACGATATGCACTATATACATTTGAAACCACAGCCACCTCGTTTTAGAAACACCTGTCAAAAATTATTCTTGACTTTTGGTACAATTTTTTGCTATAATTCATATTAAGAGTTAGATATGAAATTTAAAAGAGATTTAGTTAAATATGTGAGAGACAAAGCTAAATCACAATATAAAAAAGCAAGCAAATGTTATATTTGTGGAAGTACTGATAACTTAGATTTTCACCATTTTTATGGATTGACCGAACTACTAGAGACTTGGCTACGCATGAAGAATATAGTTATAGAGAATGAGCAAGATATCCTAGATGTTCGAGAACAATTCATCGGTGAGAATTACGATAAGGTATATAATAAAGCAGTTACTCTCTGTCATCAGCACCACTTGAGGTTACACTCAATTTATGGCAAGCGACCCAAATTAATACACGCAGAGAAACAAGAAAGATGGGTCGAGTTACAAAGAGAAAAAAACAATGGCATGGTATGATTTTATTTTAGGCAGAGATAACAGAACGGAGGAGGAAAAACTCAATCCGTCTCAATATATTATCTCTCGAAACGAGGGTTTAACTGTTGACTCTCGAGAAATCGTTAACAACTATAAAAATGCTTATGAAGAATTAGAGGTTGTTAACAGAGCAGTTAACATGATTGTAGATGATGTGGCAGAGATTCCTTATTCAGTAGGGGATAAAAGACTGGGCACAAATGATATTATAAAGAATTTGCGTAAATCCAGGGTTGATTTACTACTAAATAGAGAACCAAATCCATTTCAAGATGTAAGTACTTTTAAAAGAAATCTAATAATTGACTTACTAATTGATGGTAATATATTTATATATTTTGATGGTGCTCATTTATATCATCTACCAGCAGAAAAAGTTACAATCTATACTGATGATAATACTTATATAGAAAAGTATACATTCGATAACAGTATAGACTATAGTGTAAATGAAATAATACACATAAAAGAAAATAGTTTTAATTCCATTTATAGAGGAGTTCCTAGATTAAAACCAGCATTTAGAACAATGCAACTTCTTGGAAGCATGAGAAAATTTCAAGACAACTTCTTTAAAAATGGAGCAGTACCAGGATTAGTACTGAAATCACCTAATACTCTTTCAGAGAAAATCAAAGAAAGAATGTTACAAGCATGGAGTATGAGGTATAATCCAAATACTGGAGGCAGAAGACCTCTTATTTTAGACGGAGGCTTAGAAGTAGAGCCAATGTCACAAATTAATTTTAAAGAGTTAGATTTTCAAGATTCAATTAAAGCGAATGAAAAAATAATTCTTGAAGCATTAGGAATACCACCTATCTTAATGGACAGTGGTAATAATGCAAATATAAGACCTAATCATAGACTATACTATTTAGAAACTATACTACCTATAGTACGAAAAGTAGGATATGCGTTAGAAAGATATTTTGGATTTAAACTTAATGAAGATGTAACAGGAATACCTGCTTTACAACCTGAATTAAGAGACCAAGCAGCTTATTATGCTACTTTAGTAAATACTGGCATAATAAGTCCGAACGAAGCTAGAGAAGCTCTAGGCAAAGACCCTGTAGAAGGATTTGATGTGCCAAGAGTTCCAGCAAATATAGCAGGTTCAGCGGTAAATCCAGAGGAGGGAGGACGACCTAGAAATGACTCACCAATTGAAGAAGGTGAATCAAATCCAAGTGAATCCCAAGCAGAGGAATAAGCAAATGACAAAAGATATGATGATAAAAGCTGTTTCCGAATTCTTCGTCGAAAAAGGCGTAGAAAAGATGGATTTAGTTGAATACAAATCTTACGGAAGTGATGTTCCAGTCAAAGACTTTGTGTTAAGAAGATACTTTGGCTCTTGGAATAGAGTTCTTTCCGTAGTAAATTTTAGATATCCTGTTTCTCTACCGGTTGAAGAACCAGTGGTTAAGAAACCGAAAGCTAAAAAGGAGAAAAAGTAATGTCTAAAAAGATTTTTCATTGGACTAATAATTTTAAAACCTTAGGCGAAACCGATGATGGTGGAATAAACATCAAAGGTTCTGCAAGTACAAATGCACTAGATAGAGCTGGCGATATAATCGAAAGCGAGGCATGGACAAAGGGTGGATTAGAAAATTTTAAAAATAATCCAGTATTACTCTTTAATCATGACCACAATAAGCCTATCGGTAGAGCAACAGGTTTAGAAGTAACCGACAAAGGTTTGGAGATTTCTGGAAGAATATCTAAAGCCGCAGGTGAAATAAAAGATTTAGTTAAAGACGGTGTCCTTGGAGCATTTTCCGTTGGCTTCAGAGTCAAGGACGCAGATTACATGACTGAAACTGACGGATATAAAATAAAGGACGCGGAACTATTTGAAGTTTCTGTGGTATCAGTACCTTGCAATCAGGGAGCAACATTCTCTGTGGCAAAGTCATTCGATAACATGGAGGACTATGAAAAATTTAAGACGCAATTTATTAAGGCTAACTCGGTAGACTCAGCAGACGCTGTGAAAATTGAGCAGCCAAGTGGGGAGCAATCCCAAAAAATGGAGACTGATATGTCAGAAGAAAAAATGAATCCTGAAACTTCTCCAGAGTTCGATCTTGACAAATTCGCACAAGAGGCAGCTGAAAAAGCTGTTGCTCAGTACGCAATGAAGCAAGCAGAACTTAAAGCAGCAGAAGATAAAGCTAAAGTAGAAGCCGCTGAGAAAGCAGCTGAAGTAGAAGCTGAAGAAAAGGCTGTTCAAGAAGCTAAGCAGGAAGAACAAAAATCTGTTATTGAAGCAGGTTTATCTGGAGCTGAAAAGCTAATGTCTGATGTTGAGAAAAGAGTCAATGAAAAGCATGAAGATTTAGAGACAGTGGTTAAATCACTGGAATCTCAGTTAGCTGAGAAATCTGAAGAAATCATGAATATCAGAGAGTCAAAAAGAGTTTTCTCAGACAGAACTGGCCAAGGCGACTGGAAAAAAGCATTTGAAAACGACATCATGGACGCAAAATTCTTAGGACTTGCAACAGGTAGAGGTAACGATACTGAGTTCGCTAAGAATATTATGGAAAAAGTAAACCAACATTCAGGTGTACAAGTATCCAGTGCAGACTTTGAACAAGTTGTTTCAACAAATATTGAAAGAGATATTCAGAATGAATTGGTGTTAGCACCTCTATTTAGAGAAATTCCAATGAGTTCTGCTAATATGATTATTCCAATATTACCAGATTCAGGTTATGCTGAATTTACTTCTAACCAAGCTGCTAGTGGTTCTTCACCACATGGTAACTTGTCAGAAAGAGGTGATGCATACAACCCTGGTTCAGCAGGTGGTGTTGATTTAACAGAAAGAACTCTTTCTACTGTAAAACTAATCTCAAAATCCTTCATAGGTAATGAGACTGAAGAAGATGCTATTATGCCAATCTTACCTCTCATAAGAGAATCAATGGTAAGATCCCATGCAAGAGGTATTGAAAACGCTATCGTAGCGGGTAATAACTCTGCTAATGGTGTATATTCATCAGGTGCGTTTGATGGTTTAATCCAACTTGCAGCACAAGATGATAGCTCTGGTACTCACTCTACTGCATCAACAACAGCTTTTGCTAGTGATAAACTAACAGCATTACAGTTGCTTGCAATGAGAAAGAAAATGGGTAAATATGGTGTAAGCCCATCTGAAGTTGTTTACTTAGTTAACCAACAAGAGTATTTCAGTTTATTAGAAGACCCAGAGTTCCAAGACGCTAATTTAGTTGGCGACATGGCAACAAAGCTTTCAGGTGAAATCGGACAAGTGTTCGGCTCAAGAGTATTACTAGTTGACGAATTTGCTTCACCAGCAGTAAGTAAGGTTCATGCTATTGCATTGTATCCTAGAAACTACGTAATGCCTAGATTAAGAGGCGTGACAGTTGAATCAGATTATGATGTTGAAAACCAAAGAAGAGTCCTTGTGGCTTCACAAAGACTTGGATTTACCGACATGATTGACGGTGCAACATCTGTTCACATCAGAAGTTACAAATCTAGCTAATAGCTAAACGAAAGGCTTGAGGGGAGCCTATCCCCTCACTTTATGAGAAAAATATGGCAGACTTAATTACAAAACAAGAATATAAAGATTTTGCGGGTCTTACTGGTGTGGGAGAAGACTCAAAACTTGCTGTAATTATTCCGTCAATAAGTCAAGCTGTAAAGACTTACTGTGGCACATCTATTATAGACTTTTATAGCACAGATAAGACTGAATTTTTTGACATACACGATAATGCGACTACTGTAGTAATGACTGACGAGAGTCCGCTTATAAGTGTAAGTCTAGTTCAAGAAAGAACAGGACAATCAGATAGTTATACTACTCTGATTAGCGAAAACTCAGACTCTAGTGGTAAGTATGAATATGTAATAGATACTGAAAGAGATATTATTAGAAGAACAACAGCTTCTAGTGATAAAGCTTTTCCAATGGGAAGAAAAGCAGTTAAAGTCGTTTACAGAGCAGGATACGCAAGTACTCCTGCAGATTTAAAACTAGCATGTTTTGATTTAGTTAAATACTATTTAAAAGATGAAAGAAAAGAAAGACTAAGTATTGCAGGAGCTCAGTTGCAAAACCCTGTTTCAACTAGCTTGAGAGAGAATATTGGGTTTCCTGACCATATAAAAAGAATACTTGATTTTTATAAGGTACATAAATAATGGCATTTAGTTATAAAACTACTAGTACTCCTGTAAAAGGAAAAAAGTTTACAGATTTATTAAAAGATGTTAGAAAGGCAACTTTTAAAGATTCTCAAGAATTTGCAGATAAATTAAGGAAAGAAGTAGAAATTCAGATAGACGATTCGACTGACTTTTTAACAAAACTTGATATATCACTAGACAAATTAAAACAAATAGGATTTGAAGACATTCTTGACAAAGGACAACAATCTGAATTAAGTAAAAGACTAAGACAGTTGCGTTCTACAATTGGAGAAAAAACTGTATATCAATTAGACCATATAACTATGGCTCCAATTAATCAAACTTTAAGTCTTTTAATTATTAACTTAGTAAAAGTAATTGATAATGCAGAAGGTGCTCTTCAGATAGGTGTTACTGGTAGTGGTATTGTTCCTCGAGACTTATATGGATTAGGAATGACAAGGGCGCCATCGGCAACAAGAAACCCTAGGGATACAGCAGGCACCTCAATAAGTGGATTAAAAGTAGTAGTAGACGA